GCTTCTAGAGGGTGCAGTGCTGGCGTGCCAAACGGGATTTCAATCTCTTGACCCTTGTACACCATTATTCTTCCACCGGAACTGGTTGTTGATGCAGTCGGCTCAGGTACTTTTGGCGGAGCGGGTGCTTCGGCCGCTGGCTTCTGTCGTCCGGTTCCACGCGTCGTGGTATCAGAAGGACGTGTGGGCTCAACCGGCGTTGACCTTACAGATGCAGACGGTGCCTCGGGCAGGACGGAAGAAGTCATCTGGCTTTCTGGAATCTGAGTCGCCTCCGTAACGGCCTCTCGTGCAGAAACGACGACTTCCTGGGCGGTCTGGGGAGCAGGGGCGGAAGCGGCTTCTGCGGCACGCTGGGCCTGACGCTCCCTCTTGGCCGTAAACCAAGACGGATTGCTTTGTCCGGCAGCAGCACGTGCCTGTTCAGTCTCTGACAACGCTTCGGTAACGCCAGTAGTTGGTGCCTGTTGAGCCGCCTCATCTGCCGCCTTCTGCGCAGCCTCCTTGGCCGCCTTGCGCTCCTCCGCCTTCTTTGCCCTATCCAGGCGCTTGCGCTCTGCATCCTTGGCACGCGACTCCACCTTGCGGGCTTCGAGTTCCTCGGGCGTCAGATCGGCTCGACGAGTAGGAGTACGAAGTTCGGGATTCTGGCGAGCGGCCCTGCTGTTTGGCGAACGCTCCGCCGCCCTACGGGCCGCATCGTCCGCTGCCTGACGGCGGGCCTGGAACTCAGGGCCGAACAAACTGCCAAGGTCGCCCTCGGGTGCCGCCGCCGCCGGGGGCCTGGGCGTCGGAGTGGGAATCTGAGCGGTCGCCTCTTGAATGCCCTCGCTGACGTCCTGGAACAGGGCTTTCAGCGACCTGCCAACCTCGGTGGTCGGCTCCGGGCGATCAGGACCCAACTGCAAGACAGGCCTCGACGACGCTGCAGGGGGGGCAGTGGGGGGCGGGGTGGTCTGTGCCGGAGGCGGCGTGGTCCGCTGGGTCTGCGGCTCGGGCGCACGAGGAGCACGTGCCTCGGGGATTACCTGCGTGGTCTGGGCCGGAGGAGGAGTTGTCTGTGCCGGTGGCAGAGTCTCATCCCCCCAACGAGACGCTGTTGGCTTGGGCGCATCGCGCATCCAATCACTGATGTCGGCGGCTTCCTCCAACTCCTCTGTCGTGACATCCGCCGAGTACCTCGGAGCCTCGACCGTCTCCTCAATGTCAAAGCCCGTACGCGTGAAGGCGTCGTCGCCAGCCTCGTTCACGACGTTGCCGACACGGCCGGGGCCGAACAGATCGGTGACGTCCTCGGGCTCAAAGTCAAGAATGTCCTCGGCGTCGATCTGCTCAGTAGCGCGGATGCGATCGGTCCTGGTTCCTTGCCATGTATGGCTCCTGCCACCGGCCTTGGGTGGCTTGACAGTTGCTACGCCTTCACGCAGTTGCCGGTACTGGAACGGCGTAACCATCTCGTCGATCTTCGACGCCACAGCCTTGATCTTCTGGCCGCCAGGGATTCTGTCGACGACGCGCTGACCAACCTGCGAAGCAATCCGGCTTCCGCCAGAGGCGATCTGGCCACCGACGGCGCGCCCACTGATGCCCGCGATTCCAGCACCACGTACGGTTGTTCGAGCAGCGGTTTCGCCCACCAAGGCACCGATGGTTCGCGTGATGCCCGGGGTTGAAGCGCGTAGTCCGGTGGTGGCTGCCCGTGACGCGCCAGCCGTAAAAATGTCGGCAATCGTGAGAACGGTATTGGTCGCTGCCTCCATCGGTCCGGCAACCCGAAGGTTCGGGTTCTGCCCAAACAACCTGCCAACCTCGTTGACAAGCGGGTTGGTGAACGTCGCAGCCATGCTCTCCGCCGACTGATACGCAATGTTGTGAGCGCCCTTCACAACCTTCGTGGCGGCCCTATCAATCTTGTCGATTGCGCCAGCAATCTGCTTATTTGGCCACGATTCCTGCCAAGGCGTAATCTTCTCAGGTTCCTTTGTCGCTGCCAACTTTGTTGGTGTCGGAACCAGCGACTGCGTTCCCGGTCCGATCCTTGTTGAAACTCCGCGGATCATGGCATTATCGCCCAGGGGGCCGGTCTCGGGGGCAGTTACCCCTGTAGCCGGAGGATTACCTGTCGAGCCCGTACCAGTCTCACCGGTGCGGGTTGCGTTCAGCGCGGCGCGGCGGCGTGCTCCGGCCTGAATATCGCCAGGGGTATAGAACCCGACGCGTGTGACTCCACCCGTCTGGAACTTTTGACGGAGAGCCTTGCGGTCTACCGTCTTACCCTGCGCCTCTAGTTCGGCTGCTCGGGTCTGGACGTAGTACCTGGTGCGCGCTTCTTCCGGAGCAAGGTCCGGGTTTGCTTGAACGAACGCAATGCGCTCGTCAATCCGTCTTTGTTCCTCCGGAGTGCGTGGTTTCTTCGCCATCCCCGTCCTGCGCTTAGGTTGCGCGCAGAAAGTAGCACATCACGATGCTAACCACGACGGTCGCCACATGCGCGGGGGTGCGTGCGTGGGTCTCAACTGCGGCATGTGCAGTTCCGCGAACCAGTGCGCCATGACCAAGTCGGTGCCGTTCTTCTTTCCACGGGTCCACGTAGCCATCTCGTCGATGAAGGCGAGCGTCTTCCAGTTGTCACGCATCGTCGGCAACCGGACTTGACCGGTGCGCCACAGCGGGGGAAGCAGAGCCTCGATTCCCAGGTTCTCGTCCAACTTGTTCCTGCCCGTGTGGTGGGCGATCACATTCACGCCACGCTTTGCCTGCCACCTACGGACGAAGTCGTGGGCTAGTAGAAACCGCTGGGCTGCGTTGACCTCGACCACCCAGTGGGTGATCTTGCAGCCCATGTCGTCGGACCGGGTCTGCCAGTCCTCCATCAGACCCCAGTACGAACCGGTGCCCGTGTCGTACCCAAGAAGTTCCTCGGCGGTCAACTTGCACCGCTCGACGTCAATTAGGTACCGCAGGTTCGTCTCCGGTTGATACACCCACCACTGGACGGCCCAGAACATTGTCGGGGAGGGGTCGACCGTGGCAATGGAGATCAGTGGCTGCGCCAGACCCGGCGGCAGATAGCCAGGACGGCGATGCTGGTCAATGCACCCAGGGTAAAGAACGCCGTCGTTGCCCATTCCCCCAGTTGCCCACGTCCTCTCAATGAGGTAGTGACCATCCGCCATGTCCTGCTGCTGATAGACCACCTCGAACTTCGACGGCGAGTTGTGCCGGATGTAGGAAAGGTCCTTCCAAGAGAGTCGAAACGGTTCCAAGAGGGGGCCGTTTGGCCACGGAGCCGCATCTTGTCTTCGTGATTTGGGTCCATCATCCAACTCCTCGTAGTAGGCCTTGTACACCATGTGGTGGTACTTACTGTGTTTGATCGGCTCGACGTTCTCGGAGATATCCAGGACATCGTTTCCGTCGTACTCCTCGACTTCTTCGTAGGAGATCTTGGAAAGGCAGTGGGCATACAGGTCGCCCGGTCCGAGGCGCTGACCAATGACGGCGAGTAGGCCGCCCGGATCAACGCGGGCCTCGGCCATGGAGTCCCAGCGCTCGATCAACTTGTCGCGGGCTACCGATTCCTTGGAGTTCTCCGGACCGGCGACGTCGTCAAAGAGACACAGTTCTGCACGGTGTCCGATGAACTCGGACTCGATGCCGTAGGCCGAAACGGTGGGCTCCTTGTTGTCGAGCCCCATGTTCCCCTGCTGCTCGACGATGAACTCCTCGGCGCGCCACAGGGCTCCCTGGTTCTGCGGCTTGAACCTTCCGTAGTCCAGCGACAGGCAGGCTTCGGCGTTGATGGCCAGTCCACGAGCCACCATCTCCGGGTCCGGGTGCATAGGGACGGTGCGCTCAAGGGTGTCCCTGATTCGACGGCTGTACATCTTCGCCAAAGTCTGGCTGATCGATCCGATCATCACGCGGATAGCCCGGTTGCGGACAATGCACCACACGGCTACGTCGTGGAAGAGGGTGGACTTGCCCACGCCAGGCGGGCAGTTGAGAACGAGGAACTGCTTCTCTGGATGCTCCAACCATTCGACGATCTTGTAGGCGGCATCAACCTGCCAGGGAGAGGGGACTCTTCCTAGGTAGACAGTCCTGAAGTAGTCAAAGTCTTCAAGTCCTCGTTGTGCTCGCGCCGACAGGCGCGAAGTTGGTATTACGGGGGGCATGTCCGGCGAAAGTGCGCGGTCCCTCGCAACCTTCGACGAGCCACCCCCATCCAGGATGGCGGCCTTTGCCCCGAGGACTTTGGCTGCCTCGATCTCGGCGCTGGTCTGGTCTGCCCGTGCGCGCCACTTCAGCGCTGTGTTGTACGCAATGCCACCCATACGGGCGGCTTCTCTCAGCGTTGTGCCCGACTGCAGCGCCTGCCAGAACAGTGCGCGGTCTTCTGCGGAAACCGTACGTCTTCCCTTTGGCATGTGCGTTGAAATCGTACACGCGTGCTGCTATCCTGCGCGCACAACGAAGTTGTGACCGTCGGGATGACGGGCACCGGCCGCGCTGGACCCCGGATGAAATGACAATGGGCCGGGAATGCGCTACGTGACCGGAAACGGGGTTCGTTCCCCATTGTCAAACAGAGCCGCTCTTGGGCAGAGCGATACTCACGGGGAACAACAACAGCAATGACGGGTGTCGGCTAGAAGACTGGCTACGGCCACCCGCTACTTCGGGTAGCAAAGCGTGGGGGGAGGCCCACATATCCCTTTTTCTGGTGGCCGAATGCCATCTTGAGTCACATTTGTACGTGTGTCTTATACACACATGTCGAGGAACGCTAGTTACTGTAGATCGGTGCCGGTGCCGCGGCAGACCCCCGTCCGTTAGGACGGGGGTAGTGGGCTAGGTCGCTCCGTGGCTCACTCAACCTAGCCCACTTGCCCGCTTTCCTGTCTCCGGCTGCCTAGCCCTGTTCTGCTGCGAGAACTGCTGCTAGGTACGCCTGCTGCAACTTCACTGTCTTCGTCGTGTCCTTCACGGCTTCGGTCTTCCAAAGGTTACGCACCTTCGGTTCTCCGTCGTCGGTCTGGTAGTGCTGGGTTCCGACGATCTCTACGAGTAGGTGGGTGGAGTAGGTCACTCCACGACCCCTATCTGCGGTAATCGCCAAAACCTCGTCACCGGCCTCGGCGACTCCAGCACCGACGGCGAGTGCGTAGGCTTTCTGGGTGATTGTCTCACCGTCTGCCGTCTTGCCACTCTTCGTACCGTGCTGTTGCCACCGGAACCCTCTACCGAGGATCAGTGCCATTGCTGTCTCCGTTTCTGCCACGGAGTAGCCGTCGGGGACTGTCCCCAACGGCGTCCCCCCACCATAAGCCGTCCGAAGCCGTCCGTCAAACGAACACCTGTTCGGCGAACACCTGTTCGCCACTTAGCCCCTGAGGGCCCAGAGTAGCCCTGATAGCGGTCGCGGCGGTAGCCCTTAGTAGCACCTTTGGCGGTAGCACCGGTAGGGGTTGCTAGCCCCCACCGGTGCCATTACTCACCAGAAGTGAACGATGAGCCAGACGATGGCGATCCATATGCCGATGGTCGCCATAGTTCCGCTACTCACTGAGCAACGCTTCACGGTCGATGCCCAGCGCCTCCATAAACTCATCGTCTTCGGCAATCTCTTGGAGCATGGCACGGTAGAGGTGCTTGTGCTGCTTGCTGCCGATGACTGGCATCATGTACGCCTTGAGTAGGGCGATGATGAGTTCGCCTTCCTCCTCTGACTTGGGCTCTGGTGGGTCTTGCGAGTAGTCACAGCGCCTGAACCCGTCAGCGTCGCTGATGCTCAAGCCGTCGTTGTCTACCCAGCCGTGCCACAGAGTGCCATCGGAGAGTGTCGTACGGATGATGTACCCAGTGGGCTCTAGCAACTTGTGGAACGCAGTGGTAGCCCGTGGGTCGCCAAGCATCTCCATCAGTAGTTCGTGCCGGTCAGGAGTAGCCAGAGGGCGTACGGTCGCTGGGGACAGTGACTCGTCTGCGTGGTCTCTGGGCTCAAACAGAGCAACCCTGTTCTCGCCCTCTTCTGGGTGTCCCTTGATCACTACCCACAGAGAGTGGGCGTACTCATCGTGCCTGCCGAACTCCTCAATGAGAGACCCGAATACACCCTTGTGGTGCTCTGCCGCCTCGTCCTTGAGTTGCTGGTGTGCGCCGTCAAGCACATCACGCAGCGAGTCCATTAGTTCCTTGTCTGTGTCCATGTTGTCCTCCATGTTGGTTACCGTGTCTTTCCCTGTAGGCGCTTGACCAGCCTGATGGCTGATGGCGCGTCTTCCGCCACAAGTACGCCGTACTTCTGGCAGATTTGCTTGACCTCACGGCGCAGTTCTGCGCTTGATGAGTCGTACTTGCCCGTCACTTGTCCGTCAGAAACCCAGATGACTGGGCTGCTGCTGGAGTAGCGCAGGTTCCTGATTGCCCACATAAGGGCTGGCCCGTCTACGCCGTTACCGCCTGGGAAGTCAGGTAGGTGCCTGACTCGCTGGTTGCGCTTGGCTACCACCCAAGCATTGGGCGTAGTGGGGCTGCGGTCTGACGAGTAAGCGAAGACTGTGGCACCAGCACACACGCTGATGAGTTGGTCTAGTTGCTCGTCGTCCCAGCCCATTGAGCCTGAGCAGTCCAGCACCACGACGGCACCAAGCGACCTAGTTCGGCGCGTAAACATACGCCTCTCTGGGTCAGTCACGAGCCTGTCGATGTAGCGTGGATGCTTGCCCTCGTTAGAGCGCACTGTACGCCTACCCAACTTGCCGGTATGGCTTACCGTCAGTTGAGGCTTGGCAACAATGAGCGTCTCCCATCTATCGCTGTGAACGATGCTGGCTACACGCTGTGGTACCTCTGGCTTCTCCTTGCGCTCCTGCTCAGTGCGCCGTTCGTCGGCGTACCTAGCAGCCCAAGAAGCCAGACTCTCTGAGTACATATCTAGTTCACGGGCTAGCCTGTTGAACTCCTTGATGCCCTCTCTGCGCTCCCATCTGTGCTTGGGCTTGTTCATATGCTCCAAGCGCTTGATGTTGTCGATGCCCAGCCTGTAACCAGTCAGCCGCTCTGAGTGCCTGCTCAGAATGCTGGTCAAGCGCTCTGCGACAGTCTCGTACTCAGTACCTTTGTGGTGCTGTCTTACTGCCTCAAGCACGCTGGATACGAACTCCTCATCAGTGGACATAGACAGTAGGTCGACCATCGCCGCCTTGCTGCCACTGCCCGTAGTGATAAAGGCGTTCAGGGCATTGGTGAACTGGACACCTGAGAGCACATCAGTAGTCAGCCCATCGCCGAATGCGTGCCGGTAAGCACCAGCAGCAGCAGCCCTAGAAGCAGCCCTGATTGTGGTGGCTGGTAGCCCCAACTTACGCGCCTTGTCGCCCACATCTGGTAGTGCGAACCTAGACAGAGACAAGCCGAAGCGACGCAACTTGCGTGCCAACGGTGTGTTCTCCGTAGGAGCGTTGATGGTGTGGCTGCCCTTGCTTGAGTAAGCAATAGATACGCCAAACAGGTCGTAAGCAGGCTCGCCGTGCTTGTACTTAGCGTGAGCCAAGTCAGCGCGTGAACCTATGAGTTCCGGCATAGCGTGGCTCTTCCCAGAGCCACGCTTGCCAGCCTTGTTCGTTGGTGCCATAACTAGGCTCCGACGACCTGCTTGAGGGCGACACTGTCCACCAACTGCTCTACCAGAGAGGGCAGAGTGACCATCGCTGAGCGAGTAGCGTCCTTGCTGTGCTCGTAGAGCCTTGCGAACTCTACGAACGACCGGATGCTGTACCTGTCCTCGTCAGTACGGGCAGTCACGGTTGTTGCGAGTTCACGCAGGTACTCAGGCAGCGCCTTGATGGCGTCAGCGTGGGGCTCCGTGATGTTGACTCGCACCACAAGGCGGTCAAGGATCGCTTGACCGAGGTCCTCAGGTTCACCGTTCATTGTCGCAACCACTGAGAAGTTGGCGTGTGGCTTGACTACTTCGCCAGTGTATTGGTTCTCCCACGACGACGACTCAGTGCTGTCGATGAGTGCCATCAGTCTGGACTCAACGTCGCTGTTGACGCGGTTGATTTCGTCAACAACCAGCCTTGCGCCTTGACGCCAAGCCTTGATGCCAACGCCCTCACGGAAGCGCCAGATGCCGTCGTTGCTCTGAGTCATACCGCCAATGAGGTCGGTGTCCGTCATCTCCTCCGTACAGATCAGCCGGTAAGCAGCCTGTCCGTCAGTGTGGTAGTTCATTCCGAAGTAAGTCTTTCCGGTGCCAGGAGGCCCGTAAAGAAGTACCCTGCCCAGTTTGTTGGAAAGGGCGAACGACGCCATATCCCAACCGGTCATAGTGACCGGCTCGTTGCTGATTGTGATGCTGTCCATTGTCTTGTCCTCCATTGTTTGTTTGGTTGGTTGCTTACTTGCCCGTGCTACTGGCTACGAACCTGATGACCTCTACTTGACCTCCTTGACGCCTACCTCGTGGATGTCGTCAGCAGCGATGCCAATAGCGCTGAGTTGGTTGACCAGCGCCTGCTGTGCCTCAGTAGCGAGGACAACAAGCGAGCATTCGTGCTTACGAAGCATCTCTGGTTCGTCGTCTCCAGCCTCTGGCATTACCTCAGTCCTGATGACTTGGGTCACCACATAGGCGACCTCCCAGTGCTTGTACTTCTTCTCCATTGTGTTTCCTCCGTTGTTGTTGTTGTTGTTGTCCCCCACCCCAGCCGCAGGGGGATACGGCTGGGGTGGGAAGCCTTGCTGGGTTAGTGCTTGCGGTCTGCCTTGAGAAAGTCATCTTCCCAGATGCGCTCAAAGCCCTTGTCACGAAGAGTCTCGCAACTCTCGCACAGGCACTTCTGGCTGTGGCAGTAAGCCCACTGCGAAGTGGTCGTCCACCACCAGCCAAGCCACGAACGCTGGCGTATGGCACTTGGCACGACGCAAGCGATGCGCCAAGCCGCCCTCGTGGCAGGGTTGCCGATGTAGCGAACCCTCGCTCGGTGTGTTGTCTTGATAGCCCCCTCCTTAGTCGGGTTGGTTGAGGCGATGCTCCATCGCCGACCACCACCATCGCCCGTCCGACCGCCGTCCGTCAAGCGAACACCTGTTCGCCCGTCCGGCGTCCGCCGCCGCCCCGCCCCGCTTAGCCCTTGTGGCGGTGGCGGTAGCGGTAGCGGCGGTAGGAGTACCTACTTCACGTGCTTGATGATCTCCGCATAGAGATCAGGCTTGTTCTGCTTCAGCAGCGGTGGCACCACGTAAGAGAGGATCATCTGATCCGCCAGTTTGCCCATGCCACTGAGGCCATCGACACTGTCGTCGTCCATCCTCCTGTCGTAGATGTGGTCGAGGCGCTCCGACGAGCGGACAATCTCGTCCTTGTCGATGAGCCTGGTCACCGCGAAGATCCCAGTGCCGCAGACCAAGACGCTGAGTGCAACGTTGTCGCCTTCTGCTTCCAGGTTGTCTTTGTCCTTGGCCTTGCCCCCACAACGGAGAATCAAACCAAGTGTGTTGTTCTCGGCGATCTCTTTGCAGAGAGCCGGGTCTTTGAGCATGGTGTAGACGTTTTCCCCAATCGTCCCGAACGGGGTGATGACAAGGCCTGCAGTGTCCGTGCTATCGACCATCTCGTAGACCACGTAGAGTTGGGCGTCCCCGTCGGGGTCTCCCTCTGACTCCCACATAGTGGCTTCGATCTTTTCGAAGTCCTGTCCAATCTGGTCGTATGCCTCTTTAGTGATGCCAGACTCAGCCGACTTCATGATCGAGGTGAGATCGGGATGGATTTCGTCCAGCCCTCTGAACCTATCTGCTTCCATGTTTTTTCTCCTGTGTTATGGCGGCGGTCGCCGCTCCCACACCATCGCCCGTCCGGCGTCCGTCCGTCAAACCGTCCGCCCGTCCGCCCTCCCCCGCGCGCACGCGCGTGCGCACAGAGGCGGTAGCAGCGGCGGTAGCAGCGGCGGTAGCGGTTACTGGTTCTTGAATCTGTACGTGGCGTACTCTTTGGCACGCATCACGTTGTCACCCGGCAAGGCGTTGGCAATGCCGACTGCAATCTCCGTGATCCATGTAGAGATGTGCGGCGGGCACTTCATTGCCAGCACGAGCACCTCAACGAGCACGTTCTCCAGCGTCTCTCTGTCCTTGTCTGTCAGTAGTTCATGCATTGACCCATTCCTCTCTCATTGTCTCCGGATTTGTGTGTCCACCGCTGCATGTGCAACGGCTGACCTGTCGATAGACGGTGCCGTACTGCTCCAGCGGGGCGACATACACCCAGCCTGACAGACACTTGCCGCAGCCACCATCGGGGACACGGCTTGCCTGCCACTGTCTGAGCACCTGCTTGACGCGCGCAAGGTTAGGGAACTTGGCGTCGTTCTGCAAGACGTTGAGTGCCAGGTGACCATCGTGCTCACTGGCATCCAGCAGTACATCTTCTTTGCACCACGCTGCCTTGACTGTGTTCCTCGCAATCGAGTCAGTCGGGAAGAACCCGCACAGTCGGTCGACGAACAGTTCGATATTGGTTGGTGTCATTGCATTTCCTCCCTAATGATGATGCCTCTGCTGCGTGCCACGATACGGCGCTCACGCTCTGACTTGCCACCCCAGATCCCATGAGTGACGTGGTTGTTGATTGCCCAGTCAAGGCATCGCTTCTTGACAGGACATGTGTTGCACACCGCAACTGCGGCTGCTTTCCTTTGCGGTGATCCACCGATTGGCAAGAAGAAGGTATCCGATGGGAGACCTTTGCATGCCGCTTCGTCGTGCCACTGGAAGTCATTGTCCTCCAGTCGCATCAGTTCCTTTAGTTCCTCCAAGGCCTGCGCCCTCCTTTGTTCTTCCCTGTTGAATACGCGATTGCGCCTTACTTCTCCCGCTTTATGGGCGTCCATGGCGACCACCCTGCGACGTCGTATAGCAGTTTGCCTGCCTTGAGATTGATGAGTGGGTCAAGGAGTTCCTCCTGTGTGCAGACACCCATCTTTTTGCAGACGAGTCCTACGTATTCGGGGTGGTCTTGCTTCCAATGTACGCCGTTGATCTGCAGCAACCCGGTATCACTGCGGTGGTACCAGACGACCACCTTTCTGAGGCTGCAGTCGGGGTTGACCCTGTCGCCACCAATCCTGCCCGGGCAACCACCTGACTCACGCAAGATGATGTGAGCCAACTTCTCCCACGTATCTTCTGGCCAGCCAGCCTCGGCTGCAAGTGTCGGCAGCCACGAGATGTCGCCGTGCTTGAACACGATCGCCGTCTCCGCCACGACTGTCTCCGGACCCGTGCGTGGTGGATAACTGGGCGTCGTTGAATAGACCCCCGTATTTGGTGCTGATACGGATTCGGTTAGGAACACCGTTCCAATCAAGCCCATCGTAAGTGCGGCAATAGACCGCAGTGCTACGAGCATTTGCTACCTCCAGTGTAGTTGTTGACCCAGGGTTTCGCCCCCGCCCACAGCCATCACAATGTGGGTGGGGGACGACCGGTCCGCAGAAATGGAGAACTGCGGCACCCTGGTCCGGTCGTTACGCCTGTGACTCCATGACGATGGTAACGAGTTCGGCGAACTCTTCCAAATCCATCAGCACAATTCCTCGATTTGTTCCGTCAGGCATGGCGACCATTACGAATGGACGAATGTCACCCGCCGCTTTCGCCGCATCACTCTGTGCTTTTGCGTCTTCGAATCGTGTGCGAATCGGACCGACTTGCGCGCCTGCTTTGATCTCGGTACGAAAAGCGCCACCCCAGTTTTCCTCGTGACGGGTAAGGTAACCACCCAGCCCAAGTTTCTTACGGGCTCGACGCGCCTTCGAGTCACCTTTGGCCCGGTTCCTCTTGCCACGAGCCGCAGGGTCACCGCAACCTCGAACGCGACGGCGACCGTCACGGCTTGGACGTCCGAGGAGTCCGAACTTGGGGCAACCTTCCACGTTGCACTTCTCTTGGTTTCCTTCACACTCGCCCTTTCTTTCGTCAGCCACGTTTGACTCCTGCCCTGACCACCACAACTCTGCCCTTCAGGTTGTCGGGCAGGTTTGTAGTGAGTTCGTCGCACACCTCGGTTGGTGTATCTAGCGGAACGTTGATCACGAGCACGTCCTCGGGACGCAGGGCAAACGACCCTGCAGTGTGGTCACTCACCTGGAATCCCCAGGATGTCGTGGATCATCTCCATGCACCCGAGGTATCCGCAAGCATCGACTGCGCTGTCTCGGTGAAGGATGCCCTTCTCTAGGTTGGTGCGTAGCCGTGCCATCTTCACGGACACCATGAACAAGAGCGCCTGGTCGAGCGTCAACCGGACGCCGGTCAGTGCCTTGAATATCTCGATGACCTTGGTGTAGTCATCAAGCGGGTGCGAGTACGCCTTCTGCCGTGCACCTGTAATAAGGCGCTGCGCTTCCTGGAGGATGCTCTCCCTCATAGCGCGAACACCTGACCCAGGAAGAACATGGCAAACATGCCCATCACGATGCCAACAAGCAGACCGCCCACGAATACGGATACGAGTTCGTCGTCGATGTTCATGACGAGTAGTACCCATTGTCGGCAAGAGCGTCCTCGATGAACTCACGGATGAGAACGGAGCGTGTTGACTTGCGATCCTTGGCCATCCTCCCCAACGACTTGATGATGCCGTTAGGTAGGCGCAAAGTGATGACCGTCATCGCCTTCTTTTCGCTCATGACTTCAACGCCGTAATGACAGCCGACGCCTCGCCCTTGTTCATCTCGTCAAACTTGCTGATCTCTCTGCCGATGATGCCGATCACTGCGTTGAGTTGAGCCTCCTTGGTGGTGGCACCATCCTGCGCCAGCAGTGCACGGATCATGCCGAACTGCTTGACCGACGCCGGTTCGCTGGGGTTCTTGATCTCCATGCTGCCCGACTGACGTGGTGCCTGCTGCACCGTGCCGTTGAACTGGTCGGCAAGAACCTCTGCCAACTCCTGTGGCGTGGGCTCGTCATCCCAGCCCTGGTTCTGGGCGACCGGGCGCTGTGGTTGCGGAGTCATGCGCTGCACCTTCTGCATCTCTTGCGCAGACGGACGAGCACCTGGCTTGTGCACTCCGAGCGGGCTATTGGCAATCATCCTGCCGATGGCCGACGTCTCACAGTTCTCGACGAACGACGTCTTGTTCACTGGGCTAGACCCAAGCACCTCTTCGGCGTAGCCGGTGGCAATGATCTTGCCGTCGACCAAACCTTCGGCGCGGAACACTACGGTCTTGGCGTCGTAGTGCACCATCGTCGTGGTGATCTGTGCGTTCGGATACTGCTCCCACCAGCGGACAAGGCGCTCCTCGACCGTCTCGTAGTTCTCTGGGTTGAAGAACCCCATGGCTACTTCCTCCTTGCGTGCTTCATCACGCGGTAAGACCCCGTCTTCTGGTACTTCTCGTACAGGGCGGGGTGCTGCTCCCTGAACGAATCCTTGTCGAACGACTTGCGTTCTTGCGTCTTCCATGTCATGAGCGTCTCGCCGCCCATGTCCACGACCGTATCGGCGTCGCCCATCAGGCGTCCAATCATGCCCTTGATCTCGGACTCCTCTTTCTCCAGGCGGGCAATCTGGCTGCGAACCTCGTGTAGGTGGTCGACCAACTGAACGTCTTCCTCGTTGAACGCCACGGACACGGCCTGTGACTGCGGGTGCATGCGCTGCACATGGTCATAGTCAAACGACACGATCTCCGGCAGTTCCCCGTTCTCCACTTCGCGCAGGAACTGGGCACAGGCTGCGATGTGCAACTGCTTCTCGTCGCTGCTGACGTACTGACTGTAACGGTGCAGAGTCAGGTCACTGTCAAAGATCGCCCACTCGATGCGACTGGCACCAGCGCAGATGGCCTGCTGCACGCCCTGCCAGTACCAGTGGCGGGGGAGTTCCCCGGTCCACCGCTTGCGGGTGGTCTTCACCTCGTACGGGATTCCGTCCGGCGAGATAGCGTCGAGCGTGGCGATGAGATGAGCGTCGCCGTCGACGTGCACATACATTACGTCTGGCGTGGCGAGGTCGACCCCGTCGCGGTCTGCCGCCCACTGGATAAGGACGGGTTCGAGGCGGTTGCCCCGGTCCATGTCGGCGGTGGATTCCATCGGGACCGGCGGCTGGTCCGCCGCAAGTTCGGCGTACAGATCGGCAGCCGAGATGTATGGGTGCTCGGCGTAGACCGCCGCCGCTGCGGATGCACTGATCCTGCGGTTACCCTCTTCGTCTGCCCAACGGGCAGTAAGCCAATCCTGAGAGCCGTGCTCCGGCTTCTGGATAGTCGACCAGTTCTTCATTCCAACCTCCTGTGTTGTGATACGAATGTATCACACCCAGGTCGGTTCGACAACTTTCCCAGGAAAGAAATCTGGCTGGTCAAGCGTGACCATTCTTTCCACCATCCCGACAGGAATGTGGACGGGCATCCCCACGGTGTCGATCGACGGGAGTTCGTCGGGGAAGTAGGAGTTGACGACGGTGACGTAGCCGTCGAGGCAGTCGGGCCACAGCCACCCAACGGTGGCTACCATCGCCGGGGAGGGGTGGTACTCGGACGTATCTGTCCACCCATTCTCCCCGTCGAAGGCGTCTTTCCAGTACACAACTACAAGGGCCCACTGCATAGGCCGGGAGGTTAGTCCAGCCAGATGGTGTACTCGGCTGTGACCCGCCCCTTCTCAGGATCGATGTAATGCAGCCGCTGCGACGGCTTGCCCACGGCAGCGACGAACACACGGGCGTACTCGTTGTGCGACTCGGGAGAGCCGGACACGAAGACGCGACCGCCATTCGCCATGGTCAGTGTCATCGGTGTGTGGAAGTGACCCATGTACACGTCTTGGAAGTCGTCGACCACGCCGGTTGCCCAGGCGTTGCACTTGCGCAGGATGCCGAAGGCCGGGACGTTGCCGCCGTACGAGTTGATCTCGTCACCGTGGACGAGCATCGCCTTGTAGTTTCCGATCGTAAAGATCTGGTGCCAGTCACCCGACTGCTGCCAAGTCACGTTCTTCATCTCGGACAAACGCTCCGATGCAATCCGGTACGCAAACCTGTCGATGTTGTCGCCGCCGGGCATGTCACCCTTGCGACCCAACCGACCGTGATTACCGAACTCACACACGACGTGGACCTTGTCAAAGTACAGGGCGAGGCGAGCGATTGCTTCCTGGATCACGGACACGACGGTGAAGAGTTGCTCAAACAGGTGAGCCTCCACCTCGTATGCCTGACCCGGGAAGATGCCGATGCCCTCGACCATGTCTCCACCCAGCAGTACAACGCACTCCCTGACAGGATGGTGTGCGCGCTGGATGTCGGTCAGGGTCATGACCTTGTCGATCATCTTCCTGATCCGCTCAGCGAGCGTCTCCATGCCGTAGGACACGGTCTTCTTGCCAGCCTGCCAGTCGGTTAGGTGAACGAGCGCCACCTCTGACTTCGCCTTGCGTGTGTCCTTAGCCGGGGGCTTCAGGATGATGCGAGGTGCAGCCAACTGTGCGTCACGCGCAGCCTGATACACAGCCTCGACGAGGTCTTCGGTCTTGCGCTTGGCCCTGGCTTCACCAGCCAGGGCACGCTTTAGTGCAGACCTGTACTCCTCGATAGCCGTCTCGGTGTTGATTGCGTCAGAAAAGTTCATTGTTCTCCTGGTACTCCTCACGCTTGCGGTGAATGGTCATCACCGACAAGTCCACGTCGAACTGCTTCAGCGCACGCATGATTGCGGCGGTACTGACGCTCTTGTCTGCCATTGCCTTCTCGAAGGCGGCGAAAGACTCGGGGTCCATCGCTGCCCTGATACGGTCGAGTGCACCCTTGCGATGCGACTGTCCGAGCGCCCTCTCAAAGACGCTCACTTCCCCCGCTGGGGACTCCGGCTTGAACTGCTTCGTTGCCATGTTTCCTCCTCTGCGGTACTTCCGCGACACAGACGATACACCCTGGGTCCGGTAGTTGCAACCATCCGGTCGGGCGTGTATCGTGACCCGCACAACCGGTCAGTAACCACGAGGTCGTACCCCTGTCGCACGGGGCGGGACATGAACACCTGGGAACAGGGGTAGATCGTGCTGTCATGGCACGAGGCGGGCAGCGGCAACGCGCTTACGAAATCAGGGTGTTCGGGTGAGGCAACCGGACGGGCGGGCATTCAGGGTTCTGCCCGTGAACAACTTCAGTGCTTGTGTGTACGCACCTCGTCACGCAGCGAGTCGACTTCCCCGGAGATCCTGTCCAACTTCGTCTCGTTGCGCTGGAGCCCCTTGTAGACGAGGGTCAGCATGGCACTCACATACTGGTGGTCTTGCTTGTTTTCTTTCTTTACCTTGCTCAGCAAGGCGACGATGACTCCACCTACGGCTGTAACCAACGACGCAAGGAGGACTGCCCACGCCTGAGACACATCAGTGTCCGTTCTCCATGAAGACCAAGTTCACCTGGAGCGGCTTCTTCTTGCCGTCCACCTCAATGTGAATCCAGTCCCCGACGCCGCCCATCTCCACGGTCGGCTTGTCGTACACAACCCAGGAGTTGCGATCGCAGCGCCAGGCACGACCGTACGGCTTGTAGCCGTAGTCGATAATCATCTCCATCCCGAGGTCGTCGGCGTTCGCCACGAGGAAGTCCATGGCCCGGACAGCCTGACGACGCCCGCCAAAGCGGACGCCCTTCGTCTTCATAAAGCGGTACGACAGGTCAGCCGCCGTGCCCTTGGCGTGGACAGACGTCTCCTTCTTGCCGCGCTTGTTACGGATTCCCCATGTGCCGTTGTCCCACAGGGCGGGGAACATCATGCACAGGTTATCCACAAGTGCGCGGAGGTGTGGGGTCTCCTTGCGCGCAACTGGCCTGGAGTCCCCCGTGTAGGGGCGAGTCACTTGGACTTCTTGAACTTGCCGAACCGCAGGTCGTTGGGGTCGAGCCACGTATAGACGAGGGGCAGGACGCTGATAGCGGCAGACCAGAGCAGGGCAACTACGTCACGCTCGCCCGCTGCGTACAGGGACAGGACGGAGGCCACGAAGACCTTGCACCAGGACTTCAGCATTTCCTTCTGTTCAGTGGTCATAGCGTGAACCATATCAGAGGTGCGGAAGTACCTAATCCGGTCTTAGAGCGCCACTATTACGATGTTGCGGTTTTGGAAAGACGCAGTGCCAGCACTGACCTTGTACTTCATCGTAAATACGTTGCTACCAGCAGTAAGCCCAGTGATAACCACAGCGCGACTGTAGGTTCCGAACGGGTCGGAAGTGCTGATAGCAGCACCAGAAGCAACCAACGCCTCGTTGTCAGAAGCCGCTCGGGTCGTGGCACCAGAGACAGCAAACGACGCACGGATAAACCCAGCCGTGTTTGCTGGATCACCCAAGTCCGCAGTAATCAACACGATCACAGACGTTCCAGTTGTAATCGTGACTGCTGGCCCGGCAGTCGCCAGGTCGGTGTAACTGGCGCTTGTGGTCGTCTGATTGGTCAGCACCTCAGCCCCGCCGACAGCCGTAACCGCTTGTGTTGCAGAAGCCCACTTCAACCCGGTAGCCGTTGAAGAGTCAGCAGTGAGCACCGTGTTATTGGCACCCACGGCAAGACGGGCCACCGTGTCTGCCGCAGTAGCAGCGATCAAGTCGCCCTTCGCATCGACGATGGTCGGCGGTATGGCAGCAGCAGCGTCCAACTTGGCAGCGGTTACGGCACCGTTCTGGATCTTGACCGTCGTGACCGCATCGGTGGCGATCTTGTCGGCAGTCACCGCACTGCTTGCCAGATCGTCGGCAACGATTGTTCCGTTGGCAATCTTGGCGGAAGTTACAGCGGAGTCCTCGATACCTGCCGTAGCAACCTGACCCCACTTGACGCCGTTAGTCGCCGTAGAATCCGCAATAAGAGCAAGGGCATTGGTTCCGACTCCGAGGCGGTTGATATCCGACCCGTTCGTCGTCAGCAGGTCGCCCTTGGTCGTCATCTTCGACGCAATCAGGTTTGCCTCGTCCGCGTCGTCCGCTGTGAACACCGGGTAGATCGTCGAGCCCGAGGCGTGGGTCTGGGCGGTCGTGTCGTCCTGGGCCCTGGTCAGGGTCAGGCTCGTTCCAGAGATAGTTGCTAGGCACTTTTCCTCATTGGAGGTACCAGGTGAAATCACCACGTAGAAAGGAACACCCGCAGCCGCTGGCCACCCCGTATTGGAAGCAATCGTAACGGCGGTGTCGGCGGTGAGAAGGTTGATCGTCGTCGTCGTGGATACGGACGAGCCCTTGTACTGACGCCTTGTAGGGAGGGGCATACGTTTTACCTTACACTACGCATGATTACGGTACAGGTGCCGTCCCAGTCCCACGGCTTGTGCAAGTCGTACGGTCGGAACGGAGCCCACCGGACATCTTCGACGATGACGGAGTACGACCGCTCGCCTTCCTGATACTGGACGACACGCGGGTTCAACACCAGGTCATCCAGCAGGACGCGCTCGCTTTCCACGTCAACCCAGTAATCCCTGCCATTAGATGGCGTGACCACGTGGTGCAGGAGCAAAGGCACGCTAAAGATCTGGGAGCGCAAAGGTGCTGCGTATGCGCGGGCCATCCACCTTGTAAGGGTTGGTCCAAGCGCTGAGTTGATCGCTGACCTGGTCATGGTCAGTCGTGCCTCGACCTCGAAGACCTTGAGTTCGGCACCGTCAAATGTTGCCTCCAAGGATGACGGGGACGTCATGGTTCCGATGACGTTGAAACTTGAGTCCGAAGCGTCGTCACCAGTGTTGTATGCAGCGGATACGGTCAACGTTCCGTTGAGGGGCTCAGTGCGTATGTCCCACTTGGGTACGAACTTAGCGTCCGGAACACCCCACCGGTAAACGCCTGAATCCAGATAGCCGCTTGGAACCACGTCGGTTGCGTGCTGGCGGTATGCCCCCAACCCAGACACGGTAAACACCGGGGTGCCTTGGTATTCGTGAATGTCCAGAATGGTTCCCTGGCCTGTTGCCATCAAGTCAGAGGCATACGCAGGTTGATTGGTAGCCACCTGATCGGCAACGCTGATCCGACCTAGCCCGGTCGAGGTCCCGTCAAAGTTGGTCCAGCCAAAGTAGATGTACGGCCCAATACCAGCAAACGCAGTTGTGGAAGTGCCGAGGTCAATGAGGGGCCCAACTACAAGGTTGCCGTCGTTGTCTGACGAGCAAAAGCGCCAGCCCGTCGTCAAGCCAATCAGCACAAAGCCCAGATATCCGTCGATTGTTGTGACGATCTCACCCAACGGCAACTCAGCGGCGACGGTAGGAATGTCTAGCGCCGTACCGTCTGCCTTGATCTGTGTCTTGTAGACCAAGGACTTGTTGCCAGAGTATCCGGCACAGTAGATATGGTTTTGACCAGCAGCGAACCCAACCCACTGGAAGTTGGTATTCGGATGCGTGTAAAGCGCGGGCGGGTTATTCGCAGACGAACCAGCGGTCGTCGTAATGTTCCAAATCTTCCGCTGATCCACGCCCTGTCCGGCGACCATAAGGCGTCCCTTGACGTAGCGAAGAATGCCAGCCTCAATACCGGTGATGTACGCAGACGACGTGGAGATGCCAGCGTTGGTCTGGTCAATCTCGCCATTCGCATACGAGTAAAAGACGTTGAACCCGTCAGAAGCAATCGAGTAAAGATTGGATGCCTGTGTCCCAGTCACCGTTGGGAACGAAACAAAGTCCGTTGTGTATTTGAGGCTCTGCCCATCAGTCCCATACAGGCGGCCGTCAGCAGTGGTCATGTACAGGTTTGTGTTGGCCGACGAGTAGGACTGGGTCGTGTCCGGGAGCATGGTCAACTGTCCGCGGTCCCAGACGTTTATGCCCTTGGATTTGTGGAACCTGTAGGGCTCGGCGTCAGCAGTGTCAGAGAACGTTTGCCCAGCCCCATAGTGCCACGACGACTGGCTGCGACGCCAAAGGCCCTGTGGGTTGATGGCAGACTCGCCTGGCTCAGCCGACTGGTCTACCGAGTCACGTACGCGGGCATCAAACTGGCGGACAAAGTCGCCGGACTTGGTGTCCAGCATGTACGGGCGTCCATTGATGGCAACGGGAAAGACGTGTGGGACGAGTTCAGTGGAACCCGTGCCGCTATAGAAGACGGCTTCGCCGTCAAACCTCGTAGTGAAATCAATCAGCGTGGCCACTTAGGTCCTGATTGTCAGCGGGTACTGCCTCGCAAGTTTCGCCTTCTCAGCAATGATCCTGTCCCGGCGCAGACGCATGATGTTTGCCATGGAGCCAAGCACAGCGCCAGGAGGTACTTCCTCCGCACGCCTCGTGTCGCCCTGAACGTCAGTAAAGTTGCGCTTGATCTCACGCGGTCCGACCATCCGGATCATGACACCCATCTCCAGGATGTCTTCCATTTCCAAAGGGATTTTGCACAAGGACTGGATGTCGGAAGAAAGAGACGCAGCGCGGGTGAATGGCGTCTTGTACCGGACGACCAAGTTTCCAGCCATGCAGTCCTCGTCAAACACAATCGCGTAGCCAGACGGGAAGTCGGCGACCGGCAGGTCCCGCTGCAGGCGGGTCTGGTGAATCACCGGGTAATCGTCGGCCGTGTACCTCAGGCGCACATCAAGCAGGTCGACAACATTGGTTGCCCCGGTTAGGTTGACCTGTCTGTCGGAGCCGTTGTAGGTGACGTCAGCAACTACTACCTGGAACAATCCGTTGGCAGGTGACGATAGATCGTCAATGTCCGCATTCAAGGCATCAAGCATGGTCTGCTTCGGGAACCTTGGATTGATAGTCATGATTGCGCCAGAAGAGTGCGACGCCGGGGTTGTCCCCAAGTACCCGCGTTCTACAACAAGGGTCTTGGTCCCCGACGTCGCCTCCCAGACGTACATGAGTTCCGAGTCAACCTCAATGACGATGCCAGCACGAAAGCCACCCAGTTCATAGGTGGTAACCACGGACGTGGCCGTGTCATTGACGGTGGAGGCCAACTTGTTCCGTTCCTCCACTGTCCCGGAAAGCAGTTGGCGCGACACCCGATTGAGGAGCGCGCCAGCGGTTGACATCTACTTCTTCGTCTTGCCCTTCTTCATCACCTTCTTGCCAGCACGCTTACCGGCAGGCTGGGCGGAGGCGGGCATCTTCGCGTCCTGGATCTTGCCCATGGACTTGTAACCCTGCTTCTTCATCACTTCTTCTTCGCCTTCTTCGCTGCTGCCTTCTTCATCGGCTTACCCTTCTTCTTGGCCTCTTCCTTGGCCATCTCCATCCCCTTCTTGGTGTAGGGGAACTCCTTCTTTCCAACCTTGGGCATATTGACTCCTTCCGTCAGGCGGAGATTACCACTTGACCTTGTCCGCCCAGTACGCCGCTGACATCTTGCCCTTGGCGATGTTCTTGGCGTGGCGCGCTTTGAAAGACTCACGGCGCTTGCGGTACGCCTCAGACTCCCCGGACTTCTTTGGGGAGCCTGATACGCCCTGCTGGCCGAACCGAATCAACTTGACCTCAGAGCCAACCTTTGCCAGAACGGCATGGGACTTCTTGGCACCAGGCGTCTTCTTTGGCTTGTTGTATCCGGCGAACTTCTCGCCCCTGTACTCGATGCTCACTTGCCCTTCCTCGCTTCCTTCCCGGCCTTCTTGGCCGCCGGGGTATTAGCCACGAACTGCTTTCCCTTGCGGGAACCCTCCTGCTTCTTCTTGTTTGTCGCTGCCTTCTCTGCTGGACTCAACTTGTCCCATGCCTTCTTGGGCAAGTAGCGGGTGGTGCCGCCCTTGCGCTCTGCAGGCTTCTTGTCAGAGGTCTGCCACTTCTCCTTGGACCACTTCGACAGGCTCTTCTGCGACGGGGTCTTTTCACCCTCGTACCCGCCGCCGGACTTCTCGTACTGCTGGGCAAGCAACTGAGCCTTACGCGCAGACCACTGACCTGGCTTGCCGCCTTTGGAGCCAGCCATAATGCGGTCTTTGATCCGCTCTCTGAGTTCAGGTTTTGTGTAAGCCATCAGCGCTCCAAGTACCCGGCTTCAGCCAGGATGTCGAGGGTGTTTTCGGTAACAGAGTAATCTGTGTTTGGCAGGAACTGCTGTGCCTTTGCGTTCACCTCAACGGTGCAGGACTCTTTTACCCGGCAAACAAACGTCCCCGATGGTTCTTCTAGCGGTCCGGACTCCAGCAAGCGCCCTTCCGGTAGCGCATTGGCAAGGGCTTCCGCAGCCTTTGCCCACGAGAACTCCTCGCCAGCCAAGTGAGCACGACTCTGCGCGATCCGGTCAGCCTTGTCGCGGTTCTCGTAGACCCACAGCATTTGCTGCGCCAAGTAATCCACATCCGCTTCATCCCAGTATCCAACCTGTGTTGCCGCTTTGTGATGAGGGGTAACCGCTAAGGCCAGATGAGCAAACTCAGCCTGCCCGGATGTGTCGGTCAGAATGGTCGGTATCCCCAGGGAGATGTTCTGAAGGGGAATCAACCCAAACCCTTCGCCACGGGCTGGGGCAACAAAGCAGTTGGAACTGGAGTAAAACAAACGCTCTGTTTCTGGGTCCATCCATGACCTGAACATGCGTACGTTCTTGGCGTTGAAATCCTTTGGCACGTCCTGGGCATGTGGCGCTGCCTTGATCCACAACTGGGCGTCTGGGAGCCGGAGACGGGTGAATGCCTCGACCGCAATGTCCAGTCCCTTCCTCTTCCACAGCGACCCACCGCAGGTAAAGATGAACATGCCGCGGTCTTTGCGCGGCTGCGGTGTCCAGAATGCCGCGTCCACACCAAGCGGCACGACGGTCACGTCCCTGTGATGCGGGCTGAACACCTCATAGTTGTGCTGGCACGGAACAAGAACCTGGTCGTATTGGGACATCCAACGTGAGAACCGTGACGGCAACGTATCGGTTTCCCACATAGTGAAGGACACCCTGTGCGTTCCATGCAACCAGCCTTTGATGGCGAATGGAACCGTCATGTTCACATCAACCGATGCGTCCTCGGAAATCTGGACTCCGTCCGGAACTGCTGACAGGAAACCGTTCAGCATCGAGCCGTAGCCAAATCGGCCGTCTGTAAAACCGTGCCAGTTCTGATAGTTCATAGCGACACGTTCACGAAGTTCCAGCGCATGGCGCTCAATACATTGATTTTCGGCAGTTTGTGATGGGCCATAAGCGCCTTCAGGTACTCATCGATGACCTTGTTGAAGAACCCGAACACATTGGTGTGGACATGCCCGACCGTGATCGTCGGGTGCGGCATGACCTTGACGGTCTCGCAACCAAGCCCGGCCCAGAACAACGGGTACTTGGTGTCAACTTTCTCCAGTCCCAGGGGAATGTTCATTACGGCTCTGCGCCAAACGTTGGCGGTTATGAGCGTCGAGGCAACAAGAATCGACTTGTCATCAAGGCTTTGGATGTAGTCGGACATTTGCCCATGGAATCCCGGGTTGGTTTCCAAGGAGTTAGGAGACCAGTGGATAACCCGATCGACCCCATCGAGCATTGGGATCAACGCCTTGATGGTTCCGGGCAGCATGGTGTCGTCGTCGCCAAACACCCATACATATTCCCCTGACCCGCAGGCCAACCCTCGGACTACGTTCGGATCACCTTCGATATTGAAATACCGACGCGTGTACTTTGCCCTGGGGTATTTGGAGGCAATCTCTTTGGCAAATCCGTCCGGGTCATTGTCGCTGATGATGACCTCAACACCTTCAACCAACTGAGGGATTATTGATTCCAGACAGGCTTCAAGTTCTACACGCCTAAACGTGGGAATGTAGATAGTGAGTTTCACTTGATGCCGAGACCGGTTTCAACCTGCCAGGCATATTCGGCGCGCTTCTCTACTTCGGCAGAACCGTCAATCGCCTTGGGCTGGAGACCCTCGGTTCTCAGACGCTTGTACGCGTCGAGATCCTTCTCCAACTTCTTGTCCTTCTGGTTGATCGTCGCAGCCCTCGACCCACCACGGCGACTCGGGGTCGCGGAGGCCGCAATCGACAGGCCGGAAACCTTGCACCCGAAGCAACCCTCTACATCCAGGTGTGGATGAACCCTCCGGTGAATCATTAGGAGATGTAAGCCCCGTATCCAGCGGCAGTAAGAGACGCGACTTCACCAGCGTCCACAGGGTGGATGTGTCCACCCTGATAAATCTTGACAACCTGACCGACATCGCGCTGGTCTACCTCGCTGTAAGTGCCGTCGTTGAGCAGGTACACGTTGCGCCCGCGCGCCTCAGGCTTGTAGAACCGCCATAGTCGGGCTGCTGGTCCATAGGCAAGACCATCTCCGTACCGGACGAAGTCGTCAGTGGGTGGTGAAAAAACAGACATCGAGAGTAGGTGGGGGACGGCGGTGGAGGTAGCCGCCGCCCCCCTTCCTACTGTAGCAATCGGCTAGTTCGAGCCGATGCTGGACGACGACTCGATGCGTCCGAGCGACTCCTCACGGAATCGACCGTAGCCACCAAGCCAGTGCCAACCGGTCGGGTTGAACCGACGCAGCACGTCGACGACTGGGCCCTCGATGACGCGCGGGAACGGACCGTTTCCGTCCACCATCGAGTAGGCCTTTGCCAGCGACTGGCGACCCATCACGTGGGTGCAGTAGACGTCAACCGTGGCGGTCGAACCGGTCGACGAACCCGAGCCGTTCGAGGCATCCTCGAACACCTTGGCGCGCGGCGTCTCAATGAAGCGAACCGACTCGAACGTGCCGATCTCGCCCATGTAGATGTTCGCGGTGTCGACGGCTACGTGCGGGGCGTTCCACGACGCGTTGCCGGTCTCGCGGCGCAGGTCGTAGGAAACGTCCGGGTGGATGAACCCGATGTAGTAGCCGTTGAACGTGACCACGTTCTTCTTGCGCAGCGAGGCCGTCATCTTGCGGATGTCGTTCGCCGTGATGATGTCGTCCGAACCCACCGTCGCCCGGGTCGTCGGCAGCGAAGCGCCACCCGAACCGTAGAAGATGTTCTGGGTACCGGCAGCGAGTACGTCACGGATGATCTTGTCGACCGAGTCACCAGCGTTGTAGCCAATGATGTTCGCCGCTGCCATGTCAACGTCAAGGAACGACGTGCCACGCAACTTTGCGGTCGTGTTGATCGCGTTACCGTACTCAGCCAAGGTCACCGTGACCTGCGAGTCGCTCATCGCAACCGGGGTTACGTCGAGGATCTCGTTGAGCGGCGTCGTTGCAGCGTCAAGGTCCGCGTACTTCGTGAAGATGACCGATGAACCGGGCATCGACTGAGCCGTGGGCTGGACGTCAGCAACCTGATCGAAGAGCAGTTCCGAGCGGAGTGCGAAGTACGCAACCTGCTCGTATGCAGCCTGACTTACGTCAAGCGAACTGACCTGTGTATATGCCATGTCTTACTTTCCTTCCGGATATCCCGGAGGGCTTACCCGCCGGGGTTAGAGGTGTTCTGCTTCTTGCCTGGCCTGGGCCAGCAGTTGCATAACCTCGTCCGGAGACTTGGCTTTCTTGATCCGTTCCACGTAGTCGACGGGTGCTTCACTCGTCTCGTTAGCCGTCACCGCTGCACCAATCCGAGACCAGGCATTCCGTTCCTGGCTTACGACCTGCTGCACCTGCTGTGTCTGCTGCTGGATGAGATTCGCTTCTTGCGCCGCCTTACGAATAGCCTCGGTTTCCAACTCCCCGTCATAGGCCTTGATGAAGTACTTAGCCATCGGGTTCTCGGAGTTGACTCCGGCCTTCAGGAAAGCAAGTTCACGTTGGGCCTGGGAAGCCTGCGCAAGGAGTTCGTCCTTCCGCTTGTTCTCGGCCTCCAGTTCACGCATTCTGGCGCGTACCGGATTCTTCGTATGTGGTTGGTCCTCGACTGCCTCGTCTTCGAAATCGAAGTTCGCGTCTGTCATGACCCACTCCTTCTGCCCACATCCAGGGTGGAGGTTCCCTAGATGGCTGCGAATCTCACCCTTGTACACACAGAAGGTCGGGGCTTCTCCTGTGGTGTCCCTCTTGGAACGAGGGGACTATATCAAACTACTGCGCTTTGCCGACGCCAAACCGCAGTGCGCCAGAGGTGTCGCCGGTTGTAGCGGTGAATCCACCACCACCGGTGAACTCCCCTATGCGCGTCTTCTTTCGGCGCTCCAGCGCCTCCTTGGCGGCAACATCGGCACCGAACTGGGCTCGGGCAATGGCCTCATCGCCAATCGCTTCCTCGCCAGAGAACTGCTGACGCAACTCCCCCAAGGCTCCGATCTGGGAAAAGCCGGTTTCGGCTTCTTCGGCGGTTACTCCACGTCTGGCCAGTTCCTCTGCGAGGTTGCCAGTGATCGTCATGCCACCCTGCTCTTGGGCTCGGGCGGCAATCTGTGATGCCCTGGCCTGCCGCTTGTAATCAGCCGCCATGAGAAGTGGCTTAGCCCGTTCTGGGTCAATGAAGTACGCAGCCAACTGGGACTCACTGACCCCGTACAGACGCATCATCTGGTCCTTGACCACCTGGTCGGCGTCCGCCACGACGCGGTACCCGTCCTTCAGGCGATCGTTCAACTCTGCTGCCGACACGTCGCCCTCAATAAACATCTTGAAATCGTCGGTTGAGTCGTAGAACCCGGCGGGCATTCCGTTGCTGCGGAGGGTTAGACGGTATGCGTCTTCCATCTCCAGGTACTCACGTGGGCTCAGTTCCGCCAACCCCTGCGCTATGCGCGCAGAGTTAGCGCCAAACCTCTTTTTGTACGCATCTTCATCTTTGATGGAAAAGATGATGGCGTCTTCATTTGAGAAGTCAAAGTACTGCTCCGTGTACTTGTTCCACAACGGTTCAGCAAGAGAGTCCAACTGGTACTGAGCAAGAACACGGCGAATGGCATCACGGGCGTCACGGTTCTGACGCTCCTGGGTCTGTTGCTGCTGCTGGCGGATGCGGCGCACTTCCTCTTCGAGGAAGGCAATGCGGGGGTCAACCTCTTCTTCCGGCGCGCCTTCTTCCGGAGCGCCGCCCTCGTCACCTGGGCGCTGGCTACCCGGTGCGTAGGACGGGCCACCCCCCTGTGGTGGACCAAATGCGTCTGCGCCACCCGGTGCCGACGGGGCCATGCCACGGATTCTTGCTTCGATCTCTTCCATCGACGGCATACCGGCGAAGAGCGATGGATCAACATTTTCGCCCCAGTTGGGGTTGAAATCCGTCATTACTTGTACCCGCCAAATGCCCTGGCAATTGCCAGTCCTAGGTTCGTCGCCGCCTGGTTGGCAGCCGTTGTGTACTGATATCCGTACCTTGAGTCGCTACGGACCATCCTTGCCCACTCGCCCAGGCTCATCTGCCTGTTGTCGACAGGGGTGAGAGCCGCGCTGTAGAGCGGGTCATCCAGGCTGATCTGCTCAGGCGAACGCTCTAGTGTCCTCGCAGCGATTTCCCTGTACGGCTCAAAGATTTCGTCGAGCGTCAAGCCGGAATCAATCTGCTCTGACAGGTGGTAGTAGCCCGCCTTGGCTATCCGCTTTGCCTTTTCTCTGATGGAGTCAGCGGTAAGGATCGAACCCGTCGGTGCGTAGACGGTGCCTGTCACGGCCGAGATGATCTGGTCGTTCAGGTCCTGCGGCTTATAGTTGTACTGGCGGGCGATCTTCTGGATCTCCGATGCCTCACTCGTAAACAGAAGGTCGTCGCGTCCGCGCTTGCGGGTACCGATGCGCTGGGCCACGTAGTACTGGCGCGCCTTGCCGTCGAGACCAGACCTAGCCAGGTCAGTGGCAAGTGAATCAAGTTCCTTGACGGTCAGGTAGTAGTCGCCATACGCAGCAGCCAACTCAACCCGGGTCTTCTCAATGTTGGCCTGCTTGTCGCCTGCCGTCATCGCGTCAAACGCTTTGCGCTTGCCGTCCACTGTCTGGTAATAGGACGTCGCCATTACCAGCGTGTCGAATGCCTGAACGCCCTCGTCGCTGGTGAAGTCGTACTTGTTGGGATTGGTTGCCAAGTCCCTGATGAGGCTGTATAGGTCATCGCCAAACGTCGTCCTCGCATCCGCCTCTGCTTGGCCGCCCTCAAAGAAGGCGCGGAACTGCGGGAACCTGGCAAGAAAGTACGGCAGCCAGTTCTGGTTCTGCTTTGGGGTAGGGGTTGTTGCCATTACCTACCGCCCAACAATGCCATGATTCTCTGAAGCCCCGTACCAACGGTCTGTGCCGTTGCTTCGTCCGGTGCTGACTGCTCTGCACGCGCCAGAGCCGCAGTCTGAAGTGACGGGGCATCCTGGCTGGAAGAAGCCCGCTGCCGCTGCTGCTGTTGGATGTAGCGGATGGAAGCATCCATCTCCTGTGCGGTTGGCACACGACCCAGGATTCTCAGCGACGCCTGCTTGTACATGCGCCCAGCGTCTTCGGCGGAAACCACGCGCACTCCGGAACCACCAGCACCAAAGGAGAATGATGAGCCGCCGGTCTTGAGAATCTGGAGATATCCACTGGCCGTCTTCCCTATTGATTGAGCAGCGTCCAGGAACCTGTTGATTGCGGCGAGGTCCTCGTTCATAAGCGCGTTTCCGCTCAGGGCCTGATTGCTTGGCTTGTCATTCCCGTACATACCCGAACCGCGGAGGGTGTTCAGAAAGGTTGCCCGCGCGTCAGGGGTCCGATAGTCGCGCCACACCGCGTACGCATCATCTGGTCCGTAACTATCCCTGTTGGAAATATTCCCGTTTTCGTCAACAAGGTTCTTGCCGTAATAGAGAACCGACGCCTGCGATGGATCAGACGTTGGCAGAACCTTTCCAAAGTCACGCTGATCAAAAGACGTCGCCCGGTTCTGAGCAGTGTTAGCAACGACCCGCGCATTGCGAGCGGGTTGATACGGCGGCTGCGGTGCTGAGTTTGTTTTCGTCCCGTCGGCAACAACATCACCAGCCTCGTCTGGCGTAAAGTTGCCAGGGCTGTTTGAGTCCGGGGGCGGCGTCGTATCACGCGGCTTGGACGTTTGCCTGTTCTTGGTTACGCGTCGTGACGCCATTACTCATCCACCTCTTGAACGAGCATTCTATTCCAAATGCGGTCAAACTCTGGACTCTGCGTCGCCAGCCACTGTCCATACTCCTGCAGTGACTGACGTTCGCGCAACTTTGCTTTGCCGGAAAGAGTAGACGTATTGAGTCTTGCCAGCACACTGTCGCGCCTAGTCAAGTAATCAGTCAGCGGCTGAGCAAGGGGCTCGTTGCTGACGCGTCCGCTTGCCAAGAGGTCCTGCAGCGACTGAATATTGTTCTGCAGTTCGTTAGTCGTGAACTGCACGTACCTCGGGAATCCAGGGTATTCCTGATGCAGGTATACGCGGTAGTCGCGGAGGATCTTGGACTGCTCCTCTGTCCGGTAGGGGCCGTACATGCGCCGGGCGTCGGCGTACAAAGCCGACCCAACGCGGTTCTGTGCCGACTCAACGATCTCTGAAAACGTCAGCCGTTCGCGTAGCCCCTTCTTGATCTGAGACGTCCATACGCTGAAGTTCAGTTCCGATCCCTTAGGTCCGAAGTACGCACCGACGTTCTTGTACTGGCCCGTTAGAAGGTCCTCGTTGGCGTCTTGCCAGCGGCCAAACTCCTCCGAACCCTCAAGACCTCCGGCCAGTGCGCGGGTCTTGGAACCCACGTACAGGGTCAGGTCATCGCCCATGATCTCAAGAAAGCGCTGCACCGCTGTCTCGTAGTCCTGCTCCTGCAACTTCTGAAATAGGTTGATGACGACACCAGCAACGGCATCGCCCTGCTTGGTGGGGACGACGAACTCGCTGCGCCCAGCAGTTGGGCCCGTGAACTGGCTGAGTGCGCGCATTGCCGTGATGGCCCTTGCGTCTGCACGGGCATCCTCGACCAGTTGCTGATACTGGGCAGGGTCATTCAAGTCGTACTTGCCAGTCGCCGACTTTGCGCGCAGAGTTTCGACAAACGTCTGGGCAAAGACAGTGCTCGTTGCGTTTACGTCTCCGTCGACTGCCTGCGCCAACTTCTGAATCCAGCCCGGAGTTGGGTTGAAAATCTCCTGGCCCTTGTCGCCGTATGGGAGGAAGAACTCCCGAATCGCGCGGAAGTCGTCGTTGCGCGGGATTACCTCAGACGCCGCGAACTGTGCCATCGGTCCAAGAGCAGGGAAGACCGAGAGTCCCTGCGACAACTGCTTGACCGGGGCATTCATGAACGTATTCACCGGGTCTCCGCCACCAGGAGACATCCTCAGGGCAATGTCCATGATTGAGTGGGAGAACGGAAAGTTGAACATCAGGGTTCCGGTCTGCGGGTCTTCGTAGAAGAACCCGAGCCCGTCTTGGTCCGGGTCTGCTTCTGAAAGGCCCGTGTATACGCGCTGGGCGGAGCGATAGACGCGGGCAGAGTCGGCAGCAAACTGCGTCAGGTACGTGCCAATGACTTCCTTCCATGCGTTAGCAAACGGCATGATGACTCGAACCATGTCAACCAAGTTGTTCCGCTCGGTTGCGTCGTACAACAACGCCTTGGTTCTGGCTACGGCACTGATACGGGCATACGTGTCAATGTCCTCAAGGTCGTATCCGTTTTTGCGTCCAGATGCCGCTGCTTTCTCTAGCCGTGCTTCAATGCTCTTCCTCTTAGTGGCACCAAGGAACTCGTCAACAGATAGTTTTTCCCGTGCTGCGGCTTGGCGCAGGTCAGCAAGAAGCGTCTGGGCTGACTCCGCATTAGCGCGACCAACGGTTTCGTCTATGGCTTCGTAGTAAAACTGCCGCCACGTAGGGTTGCGCTCCAGAGTCTTGGCCCACTTCTTGTCGACAAACTCAGTAAAGAACTTATTGGTCGCCTGGTCATACCCGTCTCTTAGCGACGCCCACAAGCCCTCATCCTTGGAGTCACCGAGAATGATTTCGCGGCGTACCATTGCCGGAAGACCAGGAGCCTGGGTTGCCTCGTCATAGATCGGGGCCTTGTTGATGAGGCGGCTTGCCTCTTTCATGCCAAACAATCCTTCAAAAGCGTCGCCCTCAAGAAGTGGCGTAATGGTCACTTCGCCCGAGTACTCAATCGGCTTACCTTTGCCGCCGGTTACCTTGAGACCTGACGTACTGGAAATAACAACATCAGTTCCGTCGGCCAGTTTTACAACGTCGCCGTGGACCAACTTCTGTCCGGGCCCACGCGGAATCAGGCTGACGTCAATCTCTTTACGGTTAGCCAGATCCGGCACACGGCCATATCCGGCCATGTATGCCATCTCCTCAAGCCCACCAATGTTGACGTCTACGTTGCCCTTGAGGTACGTGTCGTACACGGTTTCCAAGTACTTGTCGAACTGGTCGGCATCCATGTCTTCCAGGTCGAATCCAAGCGTCCGCCCCTTGACTCCCTTGACATCCTTGAACGGAAAACCCTGGAGGGCTTGCACACGCAACTCCGACGCGGCCTCCGGGTTTTTCTGGACATAACCCTTGAACATGTCAAAAATCTCAGAGTCGGTCTTGCCAACTGCGCGACCCCTAGCAATGATTGACTGGAGTGGATCTTGCGAAATCTGACGCAACATCTGGACCACGCCCTGCGTGTGGAGCCCGTCGCCCATGCCCCTGGTTACAGGTGCCCAGTTGTTGGTCGCCCTGTAGTGACCGAGCACGTCTCCAATGTCCATGCCAGCGCGCGTGTAGTCCTGCATGAATAGTTCGCGTTCTTCCTTGCGGAGAGCGTCTAGACCCGCCTGCCCCCTAGCCATGAGGTCCTCGCCAAGAATGGACTTGTTCTTCTTGTTCCCGAGGAGTAGTTGCATGTACTGCCATGGGTGGAACAATCCGGTGTTTGCGCCGAAGTGCATGCGGATCTGAGCGTCGATTGAGTTCCGGATGACATACCCGCCAGTCGCCAGGGCCAAGGGCTTCCAGATGACGTTCTGCGCAAACTCAACGGCCTGTAGATAGCGCTGTTGTTTGCCTGTAAGAACGCGCTTCTTGGACTCAACAAGCAGGGCATTGCGTCGGGCAACCAGATCGTCCAGATCCCTGCCATCCTGGGGCGTCATTCTCGAAGACCCGATGCGCGTCCTAATGTCAACAATCTCGTCAGACAACTGGTTGTACGCCGCCCGGTTTTCCTTAGGCACAACCTTTGTGTCGATCTTCTGGCTGCGCGTGACGAGCGACCTGCCGCCCACGCCCTTGCCCGCTCGAACCAAGCCGTCGTCGTCGGATAGCAACCTACGCATCAAAGGACTGCGAGTAAGACGCCGCAACTGGCGCGGGTCAGGAAGCGACTGCACGCGCCCAAGTAGTTCGACAAGCATCAACGGACGATCAATGGAAACCGCGCCGCTCATCTTGCTGTACTGCTGGTGGAAGTCGGCCCAAAACTGCGGAGGGAAGTCGTCCTTGAACCGGTGATAAAGCGCCTTCATGAACCCATGGTCGACCTCTATGCCAGACCGGTCCATTAGGTACGAACGCATCTTCCCGATACGGGCGTCTCCGCCATTTATAACGGTGCCAATAACCGTTTCATCAACGCGGTTCTTGCGCATTACCGTAGCGATCGTTTCCTTGTAGGCCTCAAGTGCGTTCTTTTCGAGGTCCGATGACAACCCTCCACGCATCATGGGGATGATTTTGTCGCCCAACGCAGCGACCTCGTCCTTGGTGCCGCCTGCAGCGCGCAACGAGTTGAGCATGTTCCGGATTCCGGCAATGCGATCGCGCCTGTCACCAGCAATTACAAGTGATCCGGCTGGCATAGTTGCAAAAGCCCGCGTGCCACGAAGAACCTTGAGTGGTGTGCGCTCTACCGCGCTGGAGACTGCGGCGTTGCGGGCGTAGCGGAACAACTGCGGGTCGGCAATCTGTGACGTATCGCCCACTGTGAATCCGCGGGTCATTACGCTGAGTACTTCTTCAGTGGTTTTCGCTTGAGCCAGGTCGTCCGCAAATGCCGGATCGATCTTGTACTCAAAGATGTCGTCCATGATCTTCGTCGCGCTCGTTTCATTGACGAGACGATCAACGAGTTTTCTAGGAGCCGTGCTCTTGGTCATCAAGTCAACCCACTTGCGACCCTCGATGGATACTCCCTGCAAGCCCTGCGACAAACCACCCTGCACGCGCAGTAGGGCCTTGATCTCTGTTGCGTCAGAGACAGACAACTTGGGGGCGGCAAGACCAGCGCGACCAATGACCCTGGCACCCTTGCTTACCAACTTCGTTGGGTCTGGGGCCATCAAGTTGACGACTGCATCAATGATTCCCGACGCGTTCCGATATGCCTCGGAGTTTGGAGTGAACACCAGGTTCGCGGCACCACGGCCCACCGTCCAACCCTGTCCATTGATCTCGCCACGGAAGTCGCGTGCGCGACGGCCCTGCTCCTCAAGGATGGCGTTATTCACAAGGTAACCAGTGCCCTGCAACTCAGGGTTATCCAGAAGCGTGGCGATGGTCAGCGAGTCCCAGAAGCCACCGAGCGTCATATTCCGGCCATCCTGAGTGTTGAAAAGCATGGCAGCAACGTTGTTGATTGACTCCGGGATTGCCTCAAGTGCGGCAACTCCATACCGAGTGATTGGCTTGATGGCTGGAGCCAGGTAATCGGAGGCTGCTTCGACGGTGTTCTCAGCCAGTTCCAGTGCGCCTGGCACAACACCGAGACCTTGCGCGATGCGATCCTTTGCCCAACCGCCAGCGTCCAGCACGGACTTGATGACGCGCCCGACGCCAGCCATGAATCCGGTTTGATCCGGCGGGTTGTCGGCTGTATCCATCGCCGTCATGCGCGCAACTTCGTAGATTGCTGCTGGCGACGCACCGGCTTGCGCTAGCGACATCTGCGTATTGGCATTCAAATACGGGTAGTTCTGGTTGATGTACTCCAGACTTGCCGCGATCTGAGCGCTTGCCTCGCCTTTGCCCATGCCCGACATCATCTTGCGGTTCTGGGCGAGCATGTCCTCAGACATGAAGTTGCCCATCGAGTTGGCGTCGATGAACTTTTCGAACGACATCAGGAGTTGCCGTACTTGTCGAGTAGATCAAGAATGCCGGAATCTGGGAACATCATTCCCAGTGACCTAAGTTCATCCTTGACTATCGACTGTGGGCCTACGGGCATGATTCCCGCCTGCATTGGACCAGGACCAGCACCAAACGGTGCGCCCGCAGTAAGCGGTTCAGATGGGCGGTCAGTAGAACGAGTGAGTGGAGGCATCGAACCAGGACGGGCAGTTGATGCCTCGACGTCCTTAGCGGCAATAGACCGACGCGCACTGACGTCTGTCGGTGCCTGACCCATGGGAACGGCACGTTGCCGTTGCTTTAGCAACTCTGCCTCGCCGTAATAAGCGGCCTTACCTGCGCTGATGGGCATGCGCCCAGTCGTGTTTTCTGCCATGTCAGCCTCCCAACTGTGCTAGTAGACCCGCGAGCCCCCCACCACCGGGCGGGGCCGCCGGAGTTTCGGCCCCCATTCCTGGGGTAGCAAGGCCCGGCATCGTCTCCGGAGAGCCCATCGGTGCCATTGCGGCTTGCCTATCGCGTGCACGTTGGTCCGTACGCCGCACAGCCTCAAACAATGGAACGTCCTGCTCGACAACCAACTTGGTCAGATAAGCAAGATCTTCTGGCTGGTATGGGCCATTGGGATCGACTGCCTGCTGCTGGATCGAGGACAACAGCGCAGCCTCAATTCCCTCGGCGATGATCCGGTCATGCTCGAAGTCTGGGTCAGAGATCAGCGGATCTGCTTCACGCGCAGACTCCTTGCTGATGAGTCCAGTACCAAGGCGCTGGCCAAGTCCGACAACAAGGCTGTTGACATCGCTTCCAGCCGCCGAGTACGTAACGTAGTGGAAGTCGTTTACCCACAACTGGTTGGGCACATACACAGACTTGCCAGCAGCAGAGCGTCCTGGCATATAGAAGGACTTAGTTACGTCGCCCCAGTACGCCCGCTCAATTGCAATGGCAATCTTGTCTTCCTCTACGAGCGACTGCTCGAAGCACGTCTGCGCTTCCTGCACTCGGTAGTCGATGGTGGCGGACATAATGGCGTCGCCCCGGCGTCCTGTGCGGATGGACGTGGTGGATTCACCGCCGAACTCAGCAGGAATCGCACCCTCCAAGCGCTCCTGACGCTCAAGCCGGTCAAGTGCTGTGTCGGTCTTGTAGCCGGGGTTGACCTGCAACTGCCTAAGGTCTCCGCCCTTGACGATACCGACCACGCCTGACTTGCCGTTTGCAACCTGCAGCACCTCGGGGTTCTCGCCGGGGCGCGCAATCAGGTACTCATCGGGGAAAATACCGCGCTCAATGGCAATCTCGTTCAGAGCCTGAAGGCGTGCGCGCGTGTAGTACATGCCGAGTACACCATCGAACTGGCCACGAGGCTTGTCAAGGGTGATCCGGTTCGCCATAACGGCAAGCGGCATACCTGTTCTGTTGGGAATGGCCTCAAGCATCAGGGTTTCGAGACCGGCACGCTCGGCAGGGCTGTAGTCAGCGCTGTCTTCCGCACCGATAACCACCAACTGAATGGACTCGGGCGAGACGTATTCGAGCAGGGTGTACTTGGAATCCGCTTCAATACGTCCCATGCGCAGCATCGAGGACACCTGGGGTCCATAGTTGCGCAGAAGGTACGAGGCTGTCGTCTTGTACGAGAAGATGCAGTCGTAGGGGACCGGATCGTCCGGGTCTTCAGTCGGTGCCGGATACGTGTCGAGGGGGTTGCGCACCGTCCACTTCGGCGTCAACGTACGGAAATCAGGCTTGAGGACAACGGCAGACTGCGCATAAGCCAGGTAGTGCCTGGCGCGACGGCGCATCTTTAGTCCCATACGGTTGTTGTCCCACATGGAAAGCACCGCGTTCTTGCGTTGCCGTGAGTTGCTCTTACTGCGCTCTGAGCCCTCCTTGGTCGGGGGGAAGTACACGGTCGGCATGGTCGACGCAACACGCATCGACATCTGCTCCAGGCCCTGAATAAGCAGGTTTGCAACCGAAGTCTTGGCGTTCTTGTCTAGTTCATTGAGGGGAACCACCACGTCGCCGTTAGCCAGTTCCCTGACCCTGCGCATCTGCTCCTTGATAGGGCCCATGGTCCTCTTGCGCTGCAAATACAGCGCGACGATTTCTTCAGCAGGAAGCATTAGTAAGAGGGCTCGTCGAACAAGTCGATGTCGTCAGGGTTTACCTCTTGCTCGAAGTCCGGATCTGATGTGCGGCGCTGGGTTCCACGCGACTCGACTGCCTGCAACTCAGATTCAACGTCAGAGGAAAGTCCAGGAAGGCTTTCATCTACAGTCTCGGACACCGGCTTGCCCGCTGCCTTCTGCTTCGCCATGCGCGCAAGACGCGCGTTTTCTGTAGCGCTCATGGGCCTGGCCTTCGGCACAACACTGGCAATGTACTCCTGGTTGAACTCAAGCATGACCCGGCGCGATTCTTCGATTTGCCTCTCCAGGGCGGCAATGTTGGCCGACTCCACTTCGGTACGCGCACCACCACGGAGATCGGTGAGTTCCATCAGGCGCGTGCGCTGATTCTCAAGCGCCCCGATCGTCTTATCAAGTGCGGTTCTTTCCGCGGTAGACGTCGGCTTTACCGGCGGCTCGAAGGTCATCGGACTGCTCAACTCTTCGGGTATGGTCACACCACGACGGTTGAACCTCGTCTGCGTGCCTTCGTTTGACACTGCCTTCATCTGGCCGGGAACCTTGGTTCCCGAGGACGTAGCAGCCTGCTTGACCGGATTCTTCTCAAGGAATGCCTGAATGTTTGGATTTGCCTTGACTGTTGCTACGAAATCCTGGATGGGCATGTCGTTGAGCAACTGACGTCCACCCTGCTTGTTCATAAACTCATCAAAGCGCTCTTGGGTCTTGATGGCGCTCAGGTCCATCGGTTTTCCTGCTGTAGCAGATGCAGGAGCAACCGGTGCACGACCAGTACCGGTATTGCGCGCAGTATTACTTGCTGCAGCCTGGGCTCTTGCTGCACCCTCGGCCATTATCGCCTCGGCTCTTGCTGCAGACTCGGCTGCAGCCTCGGCTATTGCCTCCGACGTTGGAGCACGACCAGTTGCTTTAGCCGGAGAAATTCCAGCCCGCGCTTCTAGAGGGTGCAGTCCTGGCGTGCCAAACGGGATTTCAATCTCTTGACCCTTGTACACCATTATTCTTCCACCGGAACTGGTTGTTGATGCAGTCGGCTCAGGTACTTTTGGCGGAGCGGGTGCTTCGGCCGCTGGCTTCT